ACCATTGTTTCATAAACAGCACTTTTTGAGTTACCCGTATCTGTAATGGCGGGGAGGACACCAACAAACCCAAATCGCAACGGCTCTGTTATGATGCAGGTAACTACGGTTCGTTTAAATTCAGCATTTGTATTGCGATCATAAAAAAATTGTTCTTCGGATTCGACACTCTCAATTTTTACATACTGCTCAACAGTGTTGTCGGAATTTTCCGTATTAACCAGCGTTAAAACCTCCCCCGCCACTGGTGGCTTAACTTGTTTTCGCTGAATTATTCGGATTGCCCGTTGACCCTCAAGCTGGTTATAAAGCAACTCCCCCTGATAACGCACCCCTTTAACCAAAAACCGTTCGATAATTTCCTGCGGTATCGGTGGATTGAACCGATAAATGAGTACTCATAATATTAACAACACCATAGGCGCGATCAATATCAGAAATGTCAGGGAAGATGGTATTATGCTCACCGCTGATAATTTCATTGCCCGTCATGCGACCACCACCGTCATTAGTGTCGGTCATGCGTTGTGAAGCCATTAGCTTTATATCGTCTTTGTAGATTGTCATTAAGAGAGGACCTCGATTAGTTTTAAAAGTGGGAGCAGGTAAATATCATCATCAGTAGGTTCGTCGGTGTGTTCGACTAAAGGGCGAGCAACAAAGTGATCGGCATCGGCATAGTCCCAACGCACGCTGTATTCAGCTCCGTGATAATTAAGGGTCATCATCTTAGGGATAAGGCGCAGTGCGCTGATTAATTTTAATTGACCAAGCAATACCCATGCTTTGTCATTACCAACTAATACAATGGGGCGACCATCTTTCATGCGTCCACGGTTTAGTACCAGTCGACCAGTAATAGAGGGCTTACCTTCTTGTTTAATGGGGCAATAATTCAAATCCGCTTGCCAAAGCAGGCCATCCGGTAGTTCAATGCCGTCTAATGAAATCATGCAATACTAAATCCTATTTTGGTGTGGAGTTAGTATCGCAAAAGGCTAAGAGAAAGTGAGATTGAAGGGGTTCGGGATATTACAAAAAGGGTGTTTCTTATGCGGTTACTAGGGCGTTTTTTTGTAACAACCTTAAAATATCATCTTTACCCTCTGCGGTGGTTGGGAATGATGCAGAGTCATTGTTGATATTAAAAGTCACCGTGACGTTTTGAGTTGAAGAAGGGCTTGAAGGCTGAACTTCTGAGCTTGGTTCTTCAGTATTAGCTTCTGGTTGCGCTTTTTCTTTTTTATTGTCCTGCTTAGCTTGATAGATAGCTTCAAGCAACCGTTGTTGCTCTTTTAGGTCATCAGCCTGCGCAGCCGAAACACCTGCAACACCAGCTAGCCCAAGCGCCCTAAGATTATCTATTTTATCCTGAAGCGCGTCCATTTCGGCCTTATGCTCCATTGCATCGACCTGATCTTGTTGGCCTTGCACTCGCATTAATTCTTTTTCTAGTTCTGCCACCTCAGCACCAAGCCCTGACATCATCATAGTGGTTGAGCCAATTTCACTGCGCAAACCGCTTAAACTGCCACTATTTAACTGGCTAACCGCTTCACCTGCCTCATTAGTTGCATTACGTTCACGCACAGCAGCTTCAACAATGCTTTCCATCCCTTCGGCAACCACAGCAGCACGGTTTACCCATTTGTCACGGTTTTCATCTACTTCATCACCCTGATCTGATAACGCGTCAGTTTGGTTTTTGATTTCAATGGTGACACCCAAAATAGCGGCTTCTTGCAAAATAGCTTGATCAACGGTTTTGCCTTGCGCTTCAGCGGCCGCTATCTCAGAATCAACCCATGCTGCTACTGCTAATTTATGATCGTGAACATTACCACTATGTATTTTTACCTGTTCATAAGCGTCTTTGGTACGCTGTGCAGTAAGCTCTAACTGTTCAACGCTGGTGATACCTAATGTTTCGTAAGCACCCGTTAAGTTCTGAGATTCTACTTTTATATCAAGCAAACCAAGCGCTAATTCATCCGCTGATAACTTGGCTGATTTAGCATAATTCTGCCAAGAGGTAGATAATTCGTTCAGACCAGCCTGTGTTGAAACCTTGTTTAATGCAGCTTTAAAGGCTGTTTTAATCACTTCGGAAGAAGTGCCAGCACTGCTTGCAATGCTATCAAAAGCAGTGATGGCCACATTTGCAGTTTCAGTAGACGCGTTACTGACTTCACCCAGTTTTAAGCCTAATTTCTCAAACTCTTTATTAAGTGGATCAACAGCTGTGATGATTGATTGAAGATCGATACCCAGTGAATTAAAGGTATCAGTACTGGTACTGGCTAATTTAGTTAAATCATCGTGGCTTAGGTTTTGTAGCTGCTTTCGTAGACCTGCTTCAATATCACTTGAGGTTACTTGTGCGCTGGTTTTTAGGGTTGATAATACTTCAACTACGTCATTAATAGCGGTGGGCGAAGTGGCATCTATTGATTTGGCAATCTCTGCAATCGCATCACTGGCACTACTGCCAGACTGCACTAACTCACGGTATTTTGTATTTAACTGCTCGGTGATAGGCAACAGTGACTCTGCCATCACTTTTGAGTTGCGGATCTCAAGCGCAATTTTCTTTTCAATCGCTTTATTTACTTTTTCATAACTTTTAGCTGTTTCATTCCAGCGAATATCACCATCTTTAAGCAACTGCTCCCACTGATCGGTTGATGTAATTGCAAAACCAACCTGTTTAGAATATTTATCAAAGGTATCTGTTAATAAACGGGTTTGGGTTTCTTGACGCTGCGTGGATTCTGTAGCTGCATCTTGTGCGCTTTTCATATCTCGGTAAGCAGTGCCTACGCCAACAATAGCGGTAGCGGCTGCAATGGCAAGTCCAGCAGGGCCGAACATAAATTTAGCTGCATGACCTAATGCTCTGGCACTGGCAGTGGTCGAGATAACCGCTGCACGATAAGCCCCTAAAGATGTTGTGGCCGTTGCTGACGAACTAGCAAAGCCAACAAACATGCTATTTAACTTTAAGCCTGTAATGATAACCGCTAGTGCAGTTAACTCATCACGCCACTCGTAAACAGTGACTAAACCATTTTTCAGGGCGGTCAGTGTGCCGACAATCGCATCACTGATCTCTTTTGCATAGGTCTGCAAAGAGCCATCGGCGGCCATCTCATCAATGGCGGTGCTAATGCCTGATAGTTCTTTTTTAAATGTATCGAGTAACCCAGCATTAGCAATGGTATTTTTAACTTTATCAAAGTTATCCATGAGGTTAGAGACGATACCGTCCCATGTGCTCATCATTGCTTTAGCGCTGCCTTGTGATGATTTTGCCATCTCATCCATCAACAACTTGATCTCTTTGCGACCTATTTTACCTGCGCTAGACATCTCTTGTAATTCAGCGGTCGACTTACCTAATGCCTTACCGAGTAAATCCCAAACAGGGATACCACGCTCAACAAGTTGGTTTACCTCTTCAGCTTGTAATTTCTGCTTGCTCCACGCTTGACCAACGGCGAGAACAACACCCTCCAACTCCTCTTGACCACCGCCTAGTTTTGATACTGAATCAGTTAACGCCTGCAGTGTGCCGTCCATCGGATCTAATCCGTAGGCTTTCGCTTTAATAAATGCTTTGGTCACACCATCTAACTGCAGAGGGGTATTTTTAGCAAAATCTTTTACCCATGCGGTGGCTTTGTCGCCTTCCTCGATACTGCCCATGATGCCGCGCATCTGTGCATCTAATTTTTCAAACTTGCCACCTGTTGCAAGCAGATCTTTAATACTGCTGGTAACGGTGTTAATACCGACATAAGCAGCACCAGCAGCAACCAAGCCTGTGGTTATCTTATTAAGCTGACCATTAAAGCCTTTGCCTGCTTTGCCTACGTCATTAAAACCTGTTTTGGTCTGTTTGTTTTTAGCCGTTAATTTATCGGTAGAAGAGGCTGTTTTATCTAAAGCCCGCTTTTGATGTTCAAGCTCATCACTCAACATCTCAGCCCATTGGTCGGTTGCCCTTAACTGGGTTGCCAGTTTTTTCTGTGCGCTGTTGAGCTGATTAGTTTTAATGCCTGATTGTTCAAGCTGTCCACGCATCGCCTGCAGTGATTGGGTTTGCTGTTGCTCAGCTGTTTTAAGTGCGGTTAATTTTTTCTTAGCATCGTTAAATGATTTGCTTAATGCTTTGGTGGGTTTATCTGCACTATTAAGCTCTTTACCCAGTTTATCTGTTTTAAGTTGCGCCTGCTCTAACTTGGTGGCTGTTTCACCCAGCTCTTTTTTAAGCGAACGAAAAGAGGCGATAGCCCCTTTCTGTTGCTCAAGTTCATTTATCCTCGTCCCTAATTGTTTAGCTTCACCGTGGGTGTGCTGTGCCTCATCGCCAAGCTCATCAATTAAACCAGAGAGCTTTTTAAGCGATTCACTGCCAGTTGTGCGAGTATCAATATTAAGGGATAAGGATAAATTACTCATGCGTTATGCATCCGTTTCATCAAAGAAGTACGGAGCCACACCCATTGCGCCAAGTTCGATTTGACCCGATAGCTCAGTGCTGACAAAATCACCCGCCATAAAGTCAGTGCCGTTGCTTGGTGACAGACTGCATTTACCCACAGTGAGCTTGATATTTTTACCGTTTGCCAAGTTTTGACCATCTAAGATGATGCGGTACTTAGTGCCTAATGCGCCGCCTGCTTTCACACGAGTGCCAGCAATTGCATTAGAGGTTGCACTGATTTTGATGTTACCACTATCTTCCACCGCACCGCCTGCCAGCGGTTTAATCATGCCTAGTTGGTAATTAATTTCAAAATCAACACCTAACCCTAATTCTGCATCCGCGTTGTCTGTATCAGTAACCACTAAGCCAGTAGCAACCACGTTAGCCAGTGAAAACTCTGTCCAGCGACCTGTAATTAAAACAACCGCCTCAGCAGTAATATTGCCTGCAGCAATATCAATTGCTTCACTGGTGCCGTTTAGCGCAATTTCAACAACCTCAGTCGGCTGATCATCCAATGCAATTGAGATCTCTGTTGGTCCCGGAATAGTGACGCTATCCGCCGCCTGTCCGAAGGTAGCTTTTTTAGTAGATAATCGGGTTTTATCTTCACTGGTTGGTTTAATTTCAAGCTTGGTTGTATTAAGCGGGCCGATAAGCCCCTCACCAACACCTTGTGCGTTTAACTTCTCAAGATAAAAATCACCTGCACAAAGCAGGCCTTGTGATTGGTTCATGTTCGTTTTCCTTTAATGGTCATGTGGGTTGTAAAAAGTAAGGGAAAATAGCCGTAGCCATTTTTATAAAGCGGGGGAGTGCCTGCACTCTCTCGGTGTAAGTTGGTAAATTCAAGAGCGGGCTTCCAGCCTTGAAGCTTTTCAAAAACCTTGCCCATCAGCTCGCCAGCTTCTTGCTGGGTATCGTTACCGTCAAAGGTTTGCACCGCAATCGCTACCATCCAACGCTGTTTAACTTTGCTGACAACACCGCCTTGCTTGGTCGCATCAACGACATCACCCAAGTAAACAACATGTGCGGCGGGGGTGCTTTGGTTCTCTTCGGTAACTTGGCTGAGCTGTTCGCTAGAGAGTACATCAGCAAACTCAGTGATCTCTTCTAAGCGCTTTATTAACAGTTCACCCAGAGCTAAGTAGTTCATCAGATAAAGCCTTTTGAATCTGCACGGCCAAACAATGTGCCTGCGGATTGAATTTCAGCAAGATCATTACTAACAGGCGTGCTGTTATCTTCATTAAGCCCTAGTGATGCTTGCCCGCTACTCACACTTTTCAGAAAGCTGATCGCTTCGTCATAACGGGTTTTGATTTGCTCGGGTGCGTTACTGTCATAAAGAAAGTAACGGCTCATATCCGCACATAAGCGATTCAATACACTCGGCACGCTCGTAAAAGGCAGTGTGTAACGAGATGCTAAATAACCGTCAATACGGTCTGTGGCATCTGTTATAGCCTGCTCAACCTGCGTGGCATCAAAAGATTTATCATCAGCTCGCGCTAACTTATCTAACTCTTTTTGGCCGAACCGCTTAGCCATCTCATTCACACTGCAATACATTAGGCGTTACTGCAGTGATGCGATCAAATGTTTCATCTTCAAGCTGTTCGACTGACGGCTTACCTGATTTGGTCAGATCAAGGCTGCCATCAAGTTTTAGCCGGTGGATAACTTTGGCAATATCTTGATCACTTAAGTGATATTCAGATGCGCCGTTATTGCCCGCCACCAGTTGAGTTTTATCATCAGACTCTGCTTTATCGGCATTTTGCAGTACCAAGCGCGGATCATTTGTAATCTGCTGAATTTGTTTGCCAGAGAGTCCGTCAACGATGTTGTCGCCTTTGTTAAGGCGGATACCTGCGCGGTAATAACCGTCATGGGCGCTGTTAAAGACAGCCTTTCAGTTCGTTAGAGCTATTTGCATCTAACTCACGCTCGAGCAGGCGAGTTGCCACTTTTTCTAGTGATGTAGGCACAACTAGAATCGTTGGTTTGATACCCAGCTTTTTACCGCCGTCACCTTTAAGAGCACGCATTGCCTGAATCGCTTCCCAGAGAGAATCAGCGTTTAGCGTTTTCTTCATCGCAAAGGCCATCTGCCAGAAACCAAAGCCAACAGCACAACGCTTATCTACGCCATAACGGAACTCACGCGACATAAACACAGCTTCATCATCGTTTTTGGTCATCGCAATTAACGATGGCTGTTTACGATCTTGATAGATGAGCGGCTTGATAGCGCGAGAAGTATCCAAGATAAACCAAGGAGCACCACCACCAGACACATAACCTGCATCAACAATCATGTTGGCGGTAAGCACTGCGGTGCCTGTGCCGTCGACATCAGGCGCAACAGGGTGCTCTTCATCAAAGAAGTTTTGACCGTCATAACACAGGGTGGCAAAACCATCTGCTAACAGTTGAAACACCAGCTCATCAGGGTGGATCGCGGCTGCATTACCCATCTCTTGAAATAGAGGCGAGTAAATACCCAGCTCATCATCTTCAATATCGTTTTTATCAACGCCAACCGTTGACTCGTAATCTTCATTGACGATCTGGTAGCCATGCGCTTGCATTGACTTGATTTGGCGGTCACCCACCCATTTAGTCAGCGAAGGAAATTTACCTAACCAGCCGTAAGTGTTGCTTTTGCTGGTTGATTTAATAACAGAGGCGATTTTAGTGAACTGTGTTTCTACACCGTCCAGACCGCCTTGAAATTCACGCTTAAAGCCGGTGAACAGGGCTGATACTAATGCAGGGGTAACGACTGCCATTATTTAATCTCCTTTTGCTTAGCAAAATCTTCATGGCTGATGTCCAGTAAATCGGCTGCCGTTTTATCTTCTGCTGTAAGTTGTGCAAAACCGTTATCGTTAGACTCTGGTTGTTTGCCTTGGGTTTGTGTTGCATTCAATGCTGCAATCGGTACACGCACATCAAGTGATTACGGATTTTGCCTTCATCAAAAGCCTGCTGAACTAAACTTTCAACTTTGGCTTTGCCACTGTTTGCACTTAGCGCTGCAAACTCAGTGTTAAGCGCGTTATAGGTTTCAACGGGCACAAACTTACTGAGGTCAACACCAGCACCTTCAGCGGTTAAGGCTGCCAGCTGGGTTGACAGTTGCGTGCTTTTATCGGCATCGGCGATTAGCGCATCAAGCGCCGTTAATGCGGCGGTTGATAGTTCAGGGGTTAAGCTGTCGGCACCTTTTAGGTCAAGACCTAATTTTGCCAACAGCTTTTTTAACGCTTCGGACATAAAAACTTCCTTCTGTTGTGGTTGATTAAAAAATTGTGCTGAAAGTTCAGCAAGTGGAGCCATGCCATCCACACCGGGGCGATTGGTGAGTGCCGCGCTGTGCAGGTAAGTAGGTTTGCCTGTGTTTGTGTCATAAGCAAAGACACAAGAGAGGTAGCGGTATTCTTTATTGTTGATAAATTCGAGCGCTTTATCAGTAAAGCGAGGCTTAACAAACAGACCTGACCCCTCGCGAAATTCAAGCTCGGTTAAGTTGAAGTAACCAGACGCAGGGGCTGGGTTGCCGTTGGTTTTGGCGTTCAGGGTTTGATGCTCGTAATCAATGACCAGATCAGCTTTTTGATGTGGGGTATTCGCTTTCATCTGCTCAAAGGTTTGTGCATCTAAAAACCATTGACCTGTTGCAACATCATGAGGGCGACCATCTACTGCGGAAAAATATCCGGCAGGCAATAACTGATACCAGCCGTCTGTTGATTCCAGCATCTCGGCAGACAGCGCGGTGATATTTTGCGCTACTGCCATTTGATTTGTGGCGGTCAGTACCGCAAGTGATTTTGTTTTCATGGGGTTAGATTAGCGAGATTGCCAATCTGATTGTGATTGAAGCGGTTCGGGATGTAATATATATTAAACATTCAATAGATATTCAAATGGCACATTTAAGGGTTAATGATGACGGCATTCAAAGCAATAAACACTCAAAACATGAGTAATGACGAAATAGAACAATTTATTATTCACATGCGTGAGGTGATCGGCACTCGCAATGGCGGCCCGACAAGTTTTATCAAAGATTTAAAAATAGATAGGTTGCACCCATTGCGGTTTTTACTGGGTAGAGACGATTTCACAGACGAGCAACTACGTTTTGCAGAAGGGGTTTATTGCTT